AGATCATCCCCCGGGTGCTGGAAACGGGCGGCGAGGTTGTGCTGGATAAAGTGAAATCCAACCTGCAATCGGTCGTAGGAAGCGGCACCAAATATGAGTCGCGCGCGACCGGCGAACTGGCTGGTGCCTTGGGGCTTTCTCCCGTTTTGCAGGACAGGGATGGCAATCACAATATTAAGATCGGCTTTTCCGAGCCTCGACGGGATGGAGAAAGCAACGCCAAGATCGCCAACATCATCGAGTACGGCAAATCCGGGCAGCCAGCTAAGCCATTTCTGAAACCGGCGAAATCAGCCACGAAAAAAACCTGCGCTGAGGCAATGAAGGCGAAGCTGGAACAGGAGCTGGGTCAGATATGAGTTTGCTTTCAGATTTGAATACTGTCTTGGAAATTCCGGGTCTTCCCATCGAAACCGGCGTGTTCAGCGGAGTGCCGCCTGACGAGTATCTCGTCATCACGCCGATGGTGGATATCTTCGAACTCTTTGCCGACAACCGCCCTCACCACGAGGTACAAGAGGCGCGGTTGTCTTTGTTTTCCAAGGGCAACTACACTGCCCGCAAAAATCAGGTGGTGGAGGCGCTGCTGGATGCGGACTTCACCATCACAGATCGCCGGTATATCGGCCACGAGGATGATACCGGTTTTCACCATTATGCCATCGACGTGGCAAAAGAGTACGAGTTAAAGGAGGAATGAGATATGGCAACGATAGGCCTTGACAGGCTGTATTATGCCAAAATTACCGAAGGCGAGAACGGCGATGAAACCTACGCGACCCCGGTTTCGCTGGCCAAGGCGATGACGGCAGAGCTTTCCGTGGAATTAGCCGAAGCGACGCTTTATGCTGACGACGGCGCAGCGGAGATCGTCAAAGAATTTCAATCAGGAACGTTGTCGCTGGGCGTTGATGACATCGGGGTCATCGCTGCTGAGGATTTAACGGGCGCGAAGATCGACGACAACAAGGTGCTGATCTCGGCCAGCGAGGATGGCGGCACGCCGGTCGCCATTGGCTTCCGTGCGAAAAAGGCGAACGGCAAATACCGCTATTTTTGGTTGTACAGGGTTAAATTCGGCGTTCCGGCGACCAACCTCGCCACCAAGGGCGAGAGCATTACCTTTTCCACCCCTACCATCGAGGGTACGGTATTACGCCGCAATAAACTCGATGGCCAAGGCAACCACCCGTGGAAAGCGGAAGTTAGCGAGGATGATACCGGCGTTGCGGCAGCCACTATAACCGGCTGGTACACGCAGGTGTATGAACCGGTCTTTGCTGTGGAAGGAGGCGGTACATGATGTCGGATACGGACCGGAGCGCCGTCATCAAGATCGGCGGCGAGGAATTTGAGATGGTGTTGACCACGCGTGCCACCAAAGAGATTGCCAAGCGATATGGTGGTCTTGAAAATCTTGGGGATAAGCTGATGAAATCCGAAAATTTCGAGATGGCACTCGATGAAATTGTGTGGCTTATCACACTACTGGCCAACCAGAGTATCTTGATCCACAATCTGAAAGAGAAGAATGCTCCTAAGGATTTGCTAACCGAGGAGGCGGTCGAGCTTCTCACCTCCCCGTTGGATCTTGCCACTTACAAAAACGCCATCACTGAGGCCATGTTCAAAGGCACCAAGCGTGATGTGGTCGGTGAGGACAACTCAAAAAACGCCGAGGTCGAGTGAGCGACGCTGAGTTGTTCACTCGATTGCTTTACTATGGGACGGTACACCTGAACCGTTCCGAAGAAGAAACGTGGCTGACGCCCCTTGGCCTGCTGCTGGATTTGTGGGAGTGCCATTGCCAGTTTCTCGGAATGTCTAAGCCCAAGCGGGAGATGTTCATAGACGACGTGATTCCGGAGGGCATATAAGGCGCAAACATGGAACAGCCAGCGGTGTGTTTTTCATCTTGGCTGTTCTTTGTTTGCCATTTTCTGATGAAAGGGGGCGGTACGTTTGGCAGATGATTTTGGTCTGAAGATTGGCGTTGAGGGCGAAAAAGAGTTTAAAAATGCCCTGCGCGACATCAACCAGAGCTTCAAGGTGTTAGCTTCCGAGATGAATCTGGTGTCCTCGCAGTTTGATAAAAACGATAAGTCCATACAGTCGCTGGCGGCGCGGAATCAGGTTCTCAATAAGGAAATCGACGCGCAGAAGGACAAGATTACCACGCTTCAGGCTGCTTTGCAAAACGCCACCGACTCCTTTGGCGAAAACGACAAACGGACACAGGCGTGGGCGGTCCAGCTTAACAATGCCAAAGCCGAACTCAATGGCATGGAGCGGGAGCTCTCCGCAAATGAGAAGGCGCTCGACGATATGGGCGAGGAAGAAGCTGACGCTGCCAAGGAAACAGACAAACTCGGCGACGAACTGAAAGAGACGGGCGACGAAGCCGAGAAGTCCGGCGGCAAGTTCGAGAAGCTGGGCGGCGTCCTTAAGGGCATTGGCGCGGCGATGGGTGCAGTGGCCGTGGCTGCCGGAGCAGCCGCCGTTAAACTCGCCAAAGAGGTAATCTCTGCTTACGCGGATTACGAGCAACTTGTCGGCGGCGTCGATACGCTGTTCGGCGAAGCATCACAGACTGTACAGGGTTATGCCGAAAACGCCTTCAAGACCGCCGGTATGTCCGCAAACGAATATATGGAGACCGTCACGGGGTTCTCCGCAAGCCTTATCCAGTCCCTTGGCGGCGACACCGCAAAAGCAGCGCAGGTCGCGGACATGGCCATCACAGATATGGCCGATAACGCCAACAAAATGGGTACGGACATCTCGTCGATACAAACCGCCTATCAAGGATTCGCCAAGCAGAACTACACGATGCTCGACAACCTGAAACTGGGCTACGGCGGTACAAAGTCTGAAATGGAGCGGCTACTCGCCGACGCTGAGAAGTTTTCAGGCATTAAATACGACATCTCCTCCTATGCGGACGTCGCCGAGGCAATCCACGTTATCCAGACGGAAATGGGCATCACAGGGACGACCGCCAAGGAAGCCACAGAAACGATAAGCGGCTCAGTGGCGGGTATGCAGTCGGCTATCTCTAATCTGATGGCGGGTCTGGGCAACGCTAACGCGGACGTCGGTCTCCTGATTGGCAACGTGGTGGAGGCGTTCCAAAACGTCGTAAAAAACATCGTGCCTGTCATCGAAAATATCGTCAAGGCGCTGCCGCCCGCTCTCAATGGAATATTGAAGGCGGTCGGCGATTTACTTCCGACCTTGCTCTCAACGGTTGTGGATTTGTTCACGCAGGTGCTGACTACGATTCTGACGCTATTGCCGAAATTGATACCGGCGGCGGTGGATGCTGTGATGACTATTGTCGGAGCGCTCATCGACAATCTGCCACTTCTGATAGACGCGGCGGTGCAACTGGTGGTGGCTCTGGTGAAAGGCATTGGTCAGGCGCTTCCGCAGCTTATTCCGGCAACCGTTAACGCGATCACAACCATCGTACAGGGATTGATTGATAACCTGCCGATGTTATTGGACGCGGCTTTGCAGTTGATACTCGGATTGGCGCAGGGACTTCTTGATGCCATTCCACAGCTTATCGCGGCGCTTCCGGCGATTATTACCTCATTGGTGGATTTCATCATCGGGGCGATTCCGCAGATTATCGACGCGGGCATACAACTCCTGACCTCACTGGTTACGGCGTTGCCGCAGATCATTGCCGCAATCGTGGCGGCGATCCCGAAGATTATAAGCGGTATTGTGACGGCGCTGATCGATAGCATACCGCAAATTGTACAGGCAGGTATCAACTTGCTGATTGCACTGGTCCGCGACCTTCCGAGGATCATCGTGACCATCGTGGCGGCCATCCCGCAGATCATTTCTTCTATTATAAATGCGATAACCAGCAACCTGCCCAAGATCATCCAAATGGGTGTAACCCTGATCGGACAGCTGGCGGTCGGACTGGTCAAGGCGATCCCCGAACTTATCAAAGCCATCCCGCAGATCATCGCAGCCATCTTAAACGGTTTGGGGAAAGCCGTCACATCTGTCGTGGAGATCGGGAAGAACATCGTGCAGGGACTCTGGAAAGGCATCCAATCCATGGTCAGCTGGATTACCGATAAAATCAAGGGTTTTGTGGGGGGCGTTGTCAGCGGTGTCAAAGGACTGTTGGGTATCCATTCTCCGTCCACCGTCTTTGCGGGCATTGGGGATGACATGGCTCAAGGCATCGGCTCGGGTTTCTACAGGGCGATGGCGAAGGTTGCCGAGGGTATGCAGGAGGCGGTCCCGACAAGTTTCGATGTCAATCCCAACGTAAATGTGAACGGCAGCGGCGGAATCGAAGGGATCGGCAATAACCCGCTGGTAATTGTTCAGCAGATGTTTGTGCGCAGCGAGGACGACATCCGCAGGGTTTCACAGGAGCTATACAATTTGATGCAGACTAGCGCAAGAGCCCAGGGACGTTTCAGTCCGGCTTAAGGGAGGGATCATATGGGCTTGATATTTGGCGGCATTTCGTCGCAAAGCATGAAAATCAAAGCGCGGCTGACAAGCTGGCAAGCGTCTCCCTCCCTGCGCAATTCTTTTGTCACCGTACCCGGCAAGGCAGGTGTGGCCGACTTTGGTTGTGACAGCGCCGAACGGATCGTAACAGTGAGTTGCAGCGTATATCCACAGCGCAGCTTTGCTGATCTGGTGTCGGTGCTGGATGGTATGGCCGAATGGCTCAATCCGGTGAACGGACTCAAACAGCTGGTACTGGACGATGTGCCCGACCGATATTTCATGGCACGGCTTTCCGAGGCAGTAGACTGCGAGCGGCTGTTGCGGTCGGCGGGCACATTCGACCTGCGGTTCGTCTGTCCCGATCCATATGCTTACGCGTTGGAAGATGAAGTATTTACGTTTTCCGCAGCTGGACTTCATGAAGCGGATCGGCAAGTGGGAAACGCAGACTCGGAGCCTGTATATCTTCTCAAGGGTATACTTGCGCCGTCCTCTTCGACTTATATCTCCCTCATTACCAATGGAGAGGAACTGCGCATCATCGGGCCTTTGGCAGAAAACGAGACTCTGGTGATTGATACGGGCTTGGTGACAGCTAAGGTGACGGATTCCAGCGGAAACACCCTGCGAAACGGCCTGCCGTGTTTGCAAGAGCTGAATTTCCCTGTTCTACGCAAGGGCATGAACAATATTGAAATAACTGCCGTGGGCGCAACGTTCACGGAGCTTAAAATACAGGCAAAGAGCCGCTGGAGGTGATAATAGGTGGCGGTCAGATCAATTTTAACCTCACAGGAGGACTTTACCGGTGAATATCCCGTAACAGAGCGCACCTCCGCGCTATGGCGTTTTAATGAAAGCGCTCCGGACAGCAATACGCAGCTCCGGGATTCCTCCGGTCACGGGCGGCATTTTACGATATCGGGCTGGTCGGGCACCACCGCATCCCTTCCAGTGAGCCGGTTTGGGCGATATTTCCGGCAGAACATCAGCAATCCAACCAGCGAA